ATTAAATTAAGAGGACTTATTATATGACGATGTCATACCATTTATAGATATAGGCACAATTTAACTATCCGATTAGCTCCCATTTTGTTATTCGAAACATTTACATGAATGTTATGGATATATGTCTGGATAATTTTGTTATAATTTTAGAGGAATAAAAATGTTTCAAAGTGTTAGAAGTATGACTAAAATGCGTTAAGAAATTGAGGAATTTTAAAAATACTTTAAATTTATCGATGGTGATAAGGTTAAATATTACGTTGACGTATCTAAAGAGAATGATATCCCTATCGTATCAATCAATGGTTAAGAATTCGAGCTCTAATATTATTGGGATTATGAAGAAGTTAATCTAATATCAAGAATACTTTATTGTATTATCCCTGGATTGTTTTAAGTAATCCATAAAGAAATCGATACAGATTTAGTTCACGATTATGCAGGATTTCATTTTACCTATAATAAGAAATATCGTGAATTGGTCAAACAAATAACTAATTGTGATTATGTTTTTGTTGACAAGGACGAAGTTTGTAGAGCAATAACCGATCTCACTTATACAGAATAACCATTCGTTCAATATAACAAGACTGTTAGAACCGAGACATAGGTAGGACTACACAGTTATTCAAAAATTTTGTGTGATAAAGATCACAAATATAGGAGATATGAACCCCTAAAATACAACCCTGTAGGGCTAAATGTTGATTAATGGAAATATAATCCAACTAATAAATTCAGGAATTTAATTAATGAAGGAATGATAAATTTACCCGATGACTTCAATTATGATCAAGATATAGATTTCTAGTATAATAAGGAAATCAGTTTCATCGGTATGTAATAAGATGATGATTATTCGTTTATAAATAAGTAAACTATTAAAGAAGTGTTAGACGAAAGCTTGTCTGAGTCTGATGACGAGGGCATATTAAATGCAAAAATAAAAAAAAATAGATCATGTAAATAGTGGATTAACAACCATAAATTTGATGTTTCAAATAAAAATTTTACAATTCATGATTAAATAGAGATAGAAGATGATTTATACGTTGATTAAATTATTTTAAAAAGTGCCACTTAAAGATTTAATAATTTATTAAACAAGAAAATGAAAGACTATGTTGTATATATAGAAGGTGAACGGTAAATCTGGCACAAAATATGCAAAGAAGAACTACTCTAATACAGAACAACCAGATATAATGCATAAGTTAAGGCAGGTATTCGTCGTAGACATAGTATAGATGTAACTTATACATATCATAATGGTATAGAAGAATGTATTATACCAAGTAATATGTGTGGAAGAGATATTGAATATGATATTTTAGAAAAGGATAAAATAGTAAATCCTCCGAAAATATTCTACCTACATCGTTTTATCATAGGATACGCTATGGATTTTAAATATGATTACTATAACAAAGATTGGAAAGAATGGTAATTTTCCAAAAGAATAGCTGATGGTTTCTTGACAAACATTTTCAATTCAGTTATATCTAAAACGTAGTAATTCGACTTGAAAATAAAAACCTTTATATCAATGCGTTATTGGAAATGCAAGGATGAAATAAACCATTATAAATATAATATGATTAAATATGATTTGGAGCTAACTAATTTAAACAAAGAAAGATACCACCTCTCTACTGATAATGAAAAGAAACTTACTAAAGTTTAAACTATTATGACTCCAAAATAGAAACTTTTTCTGGATATAGGGTGTATAAAAATCTAGTATTAACGAATGAAAAATAGATTATTGATGCAGTTCTATTAAAATATTGTTAATCAAGTAACTGCTTACTAGAATAGTGGTACAATGAGTTATAAGTTGAAGAAAATGATATTGAATGATTTCAAGGAACCAACTCTACACATCTATAACACTTATAAAAACAAAATACTTGATAGAATAATCAAGTATGGTACAGAGATCACTCAATAGTCATATAAACCAAGTATTTAAATGGATAAGATAATACCTGAAGTTAAATTAAAAAATTAAATCTATGATATAGTGTTTAATCCTTGGATAACTAAAATCGAGAAGAATGACCCGAATACTATAAGATAATAAAATGAG